AAGGACGCCGCCATCACCGCGTGGCCCGCAGTAGACGAAGCGGCCGACTTTACCGAAGGGGACACGCCAACACTGAAGGCTGTGGATTACTCCATCAAGAAGTACGGCGACATTATGAAGCTGACCAACGATCTTTTGGCCGACACCGCCGAGAACCTGTTGGCTTTTTTGGCAAACTATTGTGCCAAAAAGAGCACCGCGACCCGCAACGCTAAGATCCTGGCCGCATTTGATACCGCAGCGGGCGAAAGTCCGGTTACCATCTCCGATGTAGACGGTTTGAAAGATGTATTTAATGTGACACTGGATCCAGAAGTTGCCCTCAACGCTGAAGTGATCACCAACCAGGATGGCTTTAACTTCTTGGACAGATTAAAAGACAAAGATGGCAAATACATTTTGCAACCGGACCCGATGGAGAAAACCGGAAAACTGCTTTTCGGCTCTTATCCGATCACTGTGTTATCCAACAAAGCCCTTAAGACCGACGCTGCCAAGGGCGCACCCATCTATATGGGCGACGGCCACGAGGCTGTAACCCTGTTTGATCGAGAGAAGATGACCATTGAGGCCAACCCCAATGTGTACTGGACTTCTGACACGATGGGCTGCAAGGTGCGCGACCGCTTCGATGTGCAGGTGGTTGACGACGCGGCCATGGCCAAGGGCTTCTTAAAAGCAGCAGCGGGCTAATTTGCAGTCAACTGCAAAAGAACGGAGGTAAGCAATGGAACTGAACACGGTTAAGAGCTACCTGCGGGTGGACTATGCGGACGATGACGAGCTGATCCGGTTGATGATCGACGCAACGGCGGAAACGCTTGGCGAATTGATCCCCGGCTATAATGCAGCCGCACCGACCGCACGACAAGATCTGTTGCTGCTGATGTCCGTTAAGGACCTGTACGACCACAGGGAGAAGTACGGCACAAACACGCAGCTTCTCAGCGGTCACGCCTCCACATTTCTGTACAGCGAGATCTACGGAGGTGCCGGTGATGGAAATTAAAATCAATATTCGCAAGCGTGTTTTTTCCACCACCGGCGGCCGACAGATCGAAGATAAGGCAGGCGCCCCACACTATATGAATGTTTGGGCAACGCCGGCCGATCTGTACGGCGAAGAACTGTACCAGGCAATGGCCGCCAAGCTGCATGAAGTGCTGGCGTTCAAACTGCGTTACTGCAAGGCATTGGAAGATATGCGAGGGCATGCCAAGGGCTACTTTGTGGAAGAAGTAGCCACCGGCGCACGCTATCGGATCTACCATATCGACTATTCAAGAGGCAACCACGAGTTCGTTACGCTAAAGTGTGAGCGTACAACATAAGGGGGTGATCTTATGATAGTCAACATGGAGTTCCAAGGTATGGAGCAGCTGCTAAAGAACCTGCAAGAGGTAAGCTCTTTAGATGTGGTGGGCCAATGCACCCGCCACATCATCAATCTGTCCAAGCTGGAAACACACAGGACAATGAAGCGGAATGTGCCAAGGTCGAGGGACCACAGCAAAACCGGTCGGTATCTCGGCCACAGGTTCGTGCAGTACTCACCTGCCCACGCCGCTGATGTGATCCCGGTGTCAAACACAAGGACAGACACAGACGGCCGCTCAAACGCAGAGGTAGGCTGGAAGCTCAGTGACAACAGCGCGCAGTTTTATATGAAATTTGTGGAATGGGGAACATCGAAAATGCGCCCCCGAGAATTCATTAACAAAACAAACAAGCAGTGCGAGGGCATGTACCGACGCATTGCCGAAACGACGCTACAGTCATACGCAAACAAGTATTTAGGCGATTAAGGAGACCGATATGTTAGATGTGATCAATGAAGCAAGTATTGCACTGTTGCAGATCTCCGGCCGGGGTATTCCGGTCCGGGAGGGGTGGTATGACCCGGATATTACAGATACGCATATCTCTCTTTGGCCGCTTAGCTATGCGGAGGATGACCACAGCGACGATGACAGCGAGAGCGAGACAGCTACGGTTCAGGTGAATATTTGGAGCCTGGTGGACGAGGTGGCGCTGGCCGCCGAAGTGCTGGCGCTGATGAAAGCCTATGGCTTTGACTTCCTGGAGAGCAACAACGCTTACGAGGACGATACAGAGCTATATGTCAAACAGCTGCGCTTCTCACTGACAGTTGAAAAGAACAATGCCGCCAATCAGGCGGAGAAAGGATAAGTAAATGAGCGAGGAAAGAAATGTACACAGCCGCCGGGTAGGTCTGAAAGACATCTATGTGGCGCTGGTCACCAAAAACGACGCAACCGGCTATACCGCCGGCGCTCCGACCAAGCTGGCAAGAGCCATCAGCGCAAAGGTGAGTGACAAGTTCTCCAGCGAGAAGCTGTATTCCGATGACGCGGTTGAGGAAACAGCGACAAATTACGAGGGTACGGAGATCGAGCTGGATGTAAACGCCCTGACCCCGGCAGAAAAGGCTACGCTTTTTGGCCATCTGTATGAAAAGGGCTATCTGGTGAAAGGCGAAGACGACAAGCCGAACGAGATTGCAATCGGCTATCGCGTCAAGCGCCTGAACAACAAATACGAGTTCGTTTGGTATTTCTGTGGCACCGCCAGCGAGGGCATGGAGGAGACGAACGAGACCAAGGCGGACAAGGTGTCCACACAGACCGATACGGTAAAACTGTCCTTCTATGCGCGTAAGCACGATGGTAAGTTTAGTTGCTCCGTAGACGAAAGCAATCTGATAACAGAAGACACGGACGCTGCCAGTGCTATTGCCGACTGGTTCTCCAAAGTTCAAGAGTGGCCGACAAGCACAGCAGCCGTCGGCGGTTAAAGGAGTGAAATATGGACGCAATTATGGAAAAGGCTCCGGCTGCACAGCTGGAGCTTAACGGTAAGACTTACACCATCAACCACATGGGCACGGCAACATACCTGCGATACAAACAGGCGTGCGAAGCGGTCAGCCTGGAGGAGGACGCCATCGACGCTCCGACCTACACCGCTATTATCAACGCCTTGTCGATTGCTTTCGGTGAACAATTCACACCCGAAGAGCTGGCAGAAAGCGACACAGATGTGGCCGATGTGATCGTTGCTTACATGGCAGTGGATCTCAATCTGGCACAACGGATTGAGCAGAAAATCGACGCCATGACTGCAAATTTCAAGACTGGCAGCTGATCCCGGATATAACGGTCAGTTGCCACGGAACAATCTACCGTTCCACGGCGTCCCTGGAGTTCTACCGGCGGTACTGCACCTATATGCGTGCCGTCGGTACGGATGAACCACCGGGACTGCAAGCAACGATCCGCCTTGTGCAGGCCGTGCTGCCAACAGCAGCGGGCTATGTACCGGAAGTCGATATAGAGGAAGTGCTGGTAGCGGGCAACACCGCCCACTTCTTGGCCCAGCGGATCACGGAAGCCATCAGCCGGCTAAGTCCGGAAGAGCAGGTGGAACGAGTTAAAAGTCTATTCGATGAATACGACAGAGAGAACGGCTACACGGACGAAGAGGATGAGCAAGACTACTGGAGCGCACAGCTGGAGGTAATCAACAGCCTATTAGATGTGGCAACCCAATGTCTGCGTTGCGATCTGCAATACGCCCTTACCGGTGATGTGTTTGCCATTCTCTCTTTGATCAAATACAAGCTGGAACACGCAGACGAGCGGTAGAAAGGAGGACGACAATGGCAGTAGCGTCAATTAAACTGACTGCCAGCGCAAGCAGTTATACAGCTGTTATGAAGCAGGCGAACGCCCAAATGCGGCAACTACAGCAGGAGTACTCCTTGGCTGCCCAAAAGGCTAAACTGATGGGTCAGTCTCACCAGGAGGTCGGCGCCCGGGTGCAAATGCTCACAGAGAAGATCAAAGCCCAGGAGGAGAAGATCTCCGCGAACAGCAAGCGGGTGGCAGAACTGACGGCCGAAGATAAGAAACTGTGGCAGCAGCACTCAGAGCTGCAAAACAAGCTCAATCAGACCAAAACCGCCTATGACAAATCGGCCGAGGCAACAGGCAAGAACAGCAAGGAAACCAAAGCCTTGCAGAAAGAGGTCAAAGCGGCCGAAAAAGCACTTTCCGAAAACGAGAGAAAAATACAGAGCAATGCCGATAAGCTGGCCGAAGCCAAAAAACAAGGCACGCTGTTCTCCAAGGAATTGGAAAACATGAAGCTGAAGCTGAAAGCGGCCAACAAAGAGCTTGACTCCGACAAGCTGAAAAAATACGACGACAAAATGAAGGCCAGCGCAAACAGCTATACAGCTGTGATGAAACAGGCGGACGCCCAAATGCGGCAACTACAGCAGGAGTACTCCTTGGCTGCCCAAAAAGCTAAACTGATGGGACAGTCCAACCAGGAAGTCGGCGCCCGGGTGCAAATGCTCACCGAAAATATCAAGGTCCAAGAGGAGAAAATCTCCGCCAACAGCAAGCGCGTAGCCGAGCTCACGGCCGAAGACAAGAGATTGGGGCAGCAGAACTCTGAACTGCAAAACAAACTCAATCAAACCAAGGCTGCTTATGACAAATCCGCCGAGGCAACCGGAAAGAACAGCAAAGAAACCAAGGCCTTGCAGGAAGAGGTCAAGGCGGCCGAAAAGGCCCTGTCTGAGAATGATAGCAAGCTACAGAGCAATGCCGATAAGCTGGCCGAAGCCAAAAAACAAGGCACGCTGTTCTCCAAGGAATTGGAAAACATGAAGCTGAAGCTGAAAGCGGCCAACAAAGAGCTTTCCTCCGCCAAACTGAAAGAGTACGGCGACAAAATGAAAACCGCCGGAGATAAGGTGTCGGCAGCGGGCAAGAAAATGATGGGCATTACCGCCGCCGTCACAGGTGTGGGCGTTGCGTCCGTCAAGACCGCTTCGGACTTTGACAGTGAGATGTCCCGCGTAAAGGTCATCGCAGGTGCAACCGACGATGAATTCGAGAAGCTGCGTAAGCAAGCCATCCAGCTGGGCGCCGACACGGTGTTCTCAGCTTCCGAGTCCGCAGCGGGCATGGAGAACTTTGCAACAGCAGGATATAACGCCAAGGAGATCATGGCAGGTATTCCAGGTGTATTGAACCTGGCGGCTGTGTCCGGCGGTGATGTAGCAAATGCGGCCGAAGTAATGGCAACCACCATGCGGTCCTTTAATTTGGACGCCAGTGCGTCTGTACATGTGGCGGACGCATTCGCAAAGGCGGCGGCAGACACCAACGCAGAAGTGGCAGACATGGGCGAGGCCATGAAGTATGCTGCACCCATCGCTTCCTCATTAGGTATTTCGCTGGAAGAAACCGCAGCTGCGATCGGCATTATGTCCGACCAAGGTATCAAGGGCAGCCAGGCTGGTACATCGCTTCGCGGCGCATTGTCACGACTGGCAGCGCCAACCAAAGCAATGAGAGACACCATGGAAGAGCTGGGCGTAAAATTCTTTGACAGCAAAGGCAACATGATCTCCCTTAGTGAGCAGGTCGCTCAACTCCAGTCCAAGTTTAAGGGTATGACCCAAGAGCAGAAAGAAAATGCCATCGTTACACTGTACGGCAAAAATGCCTTATCAGGTATGCAGGCGTTGATTGATCGAGGGTCCGGCGCGCTTACCAAAATGACGAACAGCTTTAAGAACGCAGACGGCGCAGCACAGGATATGGCGGACAATATGCTGAACAACCTGTCCGGCGATGTGGAGAACATGAGCGGTGCTTTCGAGTCCGCAGGTATCAATTTGGCCTCACAATTCACACCGGAGATCCGCTCAATCACGCAAGCTGTGACCAACGCCATAGACAAGTTCAATGGCTTAAGTGACAGCCAACAGAAAACGATTGCTGTGATCGCATTAGTGGTGGCCTCTATCGGGCCGCTACTCCTTGGCGTAGGGAAAATTATTGGTACAGTCGGAAGTGCAATATCCGGCATTTCCAAGATCAAGAGCGCCGTGTCAGGACTTGGCTTGGTCAGCAAGATCTCCAGCGGCGCCGGAAAGATAGGTAAGGCTATCACAGGTGTATTTTCGACGCTTGGCCTTAAAGGCGTGATTATTGCCGCCGTTGTGGCTGCTGTCGTAGCCGGTATCGTGCTGATCATTAAGAATTGGGACAAGATCAAACCGGCGTTGGAAAATGTGTGGAATAAAGCGAAAGCCATATTTCAGACAGCCTGGAATTGGATAAAGAACATCTTCACGACACTGTGGAATTTCATTAAGACAATATGGAACGGAATAAAGAACGGCATACAGGTTGCCATTATGTTCATTGCCAACCTATTTACGGCCGCTTTCAACATCATAACGCTGCCATATCGCTTTATTTGGGAAAATTGCAAGCAGTATGTTTTCGCCGCGTTCAACGCTATTAAGACCGTTATTTCAAACGCCCTGCAAGTGATCCGCACCATCATCTCGACTGTCGGTAATGCGATCAAGCGAGTCTGGACCGCTGTGTGGAATGGCATTAAGGCTGTCCTGACACCAGTTATCAACGGAATTAGGAATATAATCACCAAGGTGTTCACTGCAATCCGTGTTGTGATCGTCACTTATGTGACCATCTGGAAAAAGATCATCACCACTGCCTGGAATGCGATTAAAACCGTAGTTACCACAGTGGTCAATACCATCAGAACGGTAGTATCGACGGTATTTAATGCGCTTAAGAACATAATCAGCGTACCGCTGAACTGGATTAGAAACCTGGTATCGCGCATTTTCGGCGGGATCAAAGACAGCATATCCAACAGCATAAACAACGCCAAGAACATTGTGAGCAAGGGATTGGCGGCCATTCGGGGCTTCTTTGATAAGCTGAAATTGAAATTTCCGAATATCAAACTGCCGCATTTCAGCATAACAGGCGGGTTTAGTTTGGATCCGCCGTCTGTACCCAAGCTGAATATCGACTGGTACGCAGGCGGCGCCATTATGCGCGGGCGACAGATCTTTGGCGCATACGGCGGCACACTGCTGGCAGGCGGTGAACCAAGCACCGGCGGAGAGGCAATTCTGCCGTTAAGTCCGTTCTATACGGCCCTTAGCAAAATGCTGGACAACCAGCTCCAGCGACTGATCGCCTGTGTTCGCCCGACGGTAATCGTGCATACATACCTGGACGGTAAGGAGATCGGCAGTAAGGTCGTACAGCAAGTCACGGACGAGGTCACCAAGGACCAGCGGAATTATGAAATGGCAAAGGGGTTAGATACAGATGGATAAGTTTGACTTCACTTTCGGAGGCAGAAATGCCTCCGAACTGGGGGTTAAAGCAACCCAGCGACCAAATATGCCCGCAGCAGTCAAAAAGATTGAGGAAACCAATGTAGCGGCAATGGATGGCAGTTACTACCTGGACCAAGGCACCTATGAAGACATACAGGTGCCTTACTCCTGCAACTTCCTGGTACCTGACGGCACAGAATGGGACGAGCGAGTGCGCGAGATCAAAGACTGGCTATTCCACCCGACCGGAGCCAGCCAGCTGATCAAAAATGACGACACGGAGTATTACCTCCGGGTCCGCAAGGTGGAGACTTCCGAGTTCACCCGCATATACCGGCGGCTGGCTCAGTTCACGGTCACATTCACCTGCGCAGCGTACCAGTACCTGGTGCGCGGTAGCACAAGAGTGCCGTGCCCGGAGGCCGTTAACAATCAGTTTGAGACAGCGTACCCGATCTTCTATATAACGACAAAATACCCAACCGGAAACACGGCAACGATCACAGTCAACGGCAATGCAGTGACCGTACAGATCACAACGCCAACCACCATTATAGATGTGGAAAGGCGTATGGTCTACACCGGCGATTATAAGATCATCAACGGCAACGCAACCGGCGACTTGGACGGCCTGGTGTTGGTCAAGGGCGCAAATACGATCAAGTTCGGTGGAACAAAGAACCCTGCAATGCTGGAGTATGTGCCAAACTGGAGGCGCCTATGATCGAAGTGTATTCCAAGCAGAATTTCACAGGAAAAGCGGCACTGAAACACAATGGCGATATGGTACTGACGCCTTATTCCTGCACCGTCAGCATTGAACTGGGCGGCGCCATAGTGGTGGAGATGGAGCACCCGGTAGACACATTGGGCCGGTGGAAGTACATTGCAGAAGAAAATGTGTTGGTGGTGGACACACCATGGGCGGAACGCCAGGCGTTCAGAATATGGCAAGTCGTTACTTCTGACACAAAAGTCAAAGCTTCGGCGCAGCATATTATATTCGACTTGAAGCGGACGCTGCCAGGAGAATGCGGGGATTATCAGTCCAACTGCTACGGTTTTGCCAACACAGTGCTGAGCCAGTCCGACTTTAGGCCAAATGTAACCGGGCTCGACGCATTCAAGTCGTTTTCCTGCTATTACTCGGACGCCAAGAGTGCATACGACGCATTGCTCGGAGACGATGAAAGCGTGATCCGTAAATGGTCAGCCGAATGGCTACCGGATAATTTTAACATTCAGATTATGAAACAGTTGGGAAAAGACCGAGGACTTGTCCTTAGAGATGGAGTCAATGCCTCTGGAGTGGAATTCACGGTTAACACCAACGATGTGGTCACAAGTATTCTTCCCACTACGACAGAGGGCATATACAATGACGACTTGGTAGTAAGCGAAAAAGAAAAGGAGTTCAGCTACCCTCATATTGCCATCAAGTCGTATTATGTAAGCCCGAAATATACGCCGCAGGCGTTCTCTGTACATCCGGGGCGACTTAAACTAAGCGGAAAAAAAGTGATACGCGTAGAGGAGAAAGGCAGTTTCTATGGCGTAGCGGCCGTGTCGTCGAACAGCAGCTACAAATTAACATCGCGGTTCAGAAGTGACTGCCCATTTTTCTTTGCATATCGAGACGGGGATCAGTGGATGACAGAGCCTGCACAGACGGCGACAAGCGACTGGAAAAATAGCTTTGCGTACAGCTTCAAGCCTCCAAAAGGCGTAACATCAATAAGGTTCAACCTGGTAAGACGACCGGGCAGCGGAATAAACCCTTTTAAGCACTCGATCCGCAGGTTGACCAATAACGACGCAGAGTTTACGGACATTACGGATGTAATTAAGGAGATCCGGCGGTTAGCCGCTTTGGAATTCTCGGTGGACAGAATAGATGAGCCGAAGATCAATGTGGCCGTTGACTACTTAGATCTGCGAAAGGACCCGGCGTACCAAATGTTCAAAGAGCTGGAACATATAGAACTCGGGGACACCGTTACTATCGCTTTGAATAAGTTGGGCCTGTCAGCCAAGGCAAGAGTGATCAAGCTGGAGTATGACTGCCTAAAGCACGAACTGACCGGTTGCGAGATCGGGTCGTTTAAGCGCAACTATTACCGCAGAGTGACCCAACGAAGCTATAAGGCCATGCAGGGCATTCACCAACTGAACAGAGACAGTATGACAGCTGACAACACACTTGAACTGATCAAAGCCTATACCGAAACGGAGGATGACATCGAATGACAACATTGCAGGAAATATTCATTGACATCAACGGTGCAAACCGTTATGTGACTGTGAGCGCTAAAGCAGAAGATGACGCCGGGCGCGTCGTGCTGATCAACCTCCTGGACAACGGCGCACTGTACGCACTCCCGGCAGACGCAGAAGCCAGGGCGGTCATGATCCGACCAAACGGTACAAAAGCATTGATCACCGCCCAAGTGATCGACGGCAAGGTCCAGCTGACGATGAAGAGCAGCATGCTCATTTTGGGAACCAGCCAAGTAGAAATCCTGCTGTCCACTACGGACGGCAAGGTCATTACAACGGCAAAATTCGATGTTAAAGTGCACGGCGCCCAGAGCACTGCCGGTATGGAACAAAGCGACGACTGGTCCGCCCTCCGGGACGCACTGTCCAAGCTGTCCCAAGTGCCGGCTGCCGAAGATGTAGCAACGCTCAAGGCGGCTGTAGCGCTTGTCAATGGACGGCTGCACAAACAGGCGCAAACCACACACATCCAGGCGGTCCTTGCCGCAAAATTCACACCGACGGCTGAGGGAACATACGAGGCGCCGGTGTACCTAAGCCTTACATCGGCGGCGCGCCAATACGGCACAGCGCTCACGCTGTCCTCCGGCGGCGTCAAAATAGGTAAAGGCATAAGCAAAGTGAGGATCACAGGGCAGGCGTATATGTATGAGTCCACCGATCTAACGAGCTGTGAAATGGACTTGTACATAGTCAAGGCAGACGGCACGGCAAAACGCATTGAGCGGTGTATACGCACAAGATCCGCTAAGTATGAGACCTACATCACAGGGCCAATCGTTACAGCAGTCAGCGAGGGTGACATTATCAAACTGGCATACATCGGCAAGCCAGACACCTCATTCATCAACTATAACGACGGCACCATGCTGAATGTGACTGTTGAAGAGTGGGATCTGTCCACGGCAGCGGGCGCAGATCTATCCGCAGATGATGTGCTACTTAACAAATGGCACACCGGCACCGCCATTGATGGTGCAGCGGGCAGTGAAACAACCTACCCGGCTTCCGGGATCAGCTCCGCATTCATCGGCGACCTGTATCTCAACCTGAGTACCGGCACGGTGTACCAATGTACAACCACCGGTACGGCGGAAAAAGCCACCTGGAAGTATATGACGGTGCTATCCAATGTAGGCGACGGAACCGTGCAGGCAAAGCACCTGGCAGAGGGTGCGGCGCTTGGGAACATCGGCCTGAATTCAATTACGAGCGCCAAAATAGCAGACAGGGCAATCACGAGTGCCAAAATCGGCTACGGCGCAGTGGAGCAAGATAACATCAAGGAAGGAGCGGTGACAACACTGAAGATCGGCAGCAAGGCGCTCAAAGCCTGGCACTTCTCCGATAGTATCATCGGAAAAGGTCTGCTGACTGACGCCCTGGCCAAGGAGATCACAGCCGCCACGACGGGCCTTGCCGAGGTGAAAGAGGAGTTGGCAGGCGCAGGCGAAACATGGGAGCCTGTGTTTTCCAAGGCCTTTGACGCTGACACTGCAGCGAACCAAAGATGGGACTTAGCTAAGCCCTGTAAGAAGATAAGGCTGCGTATGGCTGTGGCCGGGAGCGTTGCAAATTCCGCCGCAGGCGATCAGACGGTGTACATGAACTCATACACAAGTAAGTGTTTTTTGCCTAACGCTTTCCGGTACGAGACGGCCACGACCAAGGGTGCATTTGTTGTTGCAGAAATTGAGATCGCCGAAGATATGGTGCGGGTGCTGGTCAACAAGGGTAACATATCCAGCGGTTTTAATGCAGCCAACTTAATGACTGGTGGCGCTATCTGGGCCGCAAGTGGGGTCACATTTAACATCTTCAAAGATGTTGAGGGCCACGGCGCGATCAAAGCGCTGTCGTTCCCGACCAACGGCAAGACGATCGGAGCGGGCACTCAGATCGAGATATTGGGGGTGGCAAAATGAATGTAGAGACAGAAAGTCGCATTGCATTTCTTAAGGCTGAGCTGGCGGAAACAGACTACCTGTGTTTGAAGTACACGGACGGAGCCTTGTCCGAGGATGAGTACGCACCGATCCGCCGGCAGCGGGCAGCATACCGGGCAGAGATCAACGCCCTGCAAGGGGGTGAGACCGATGTATGACGCATTTCTCACCGCCGCCCTGACTGCTGCCGTGTCAACGGTGGTAGGCAGTGCCGTGTCTGCCGTTATCGCTTCATTGATTGCAAAGAAAAAAAGCAAGAAAGCAATGGACGAAGTCACCACAGCCCGGTACATAGCCATTGAAAACGGCTTGCAATCCATATTGCGTGCAGAGATCATACGGCAGCACGAAAAGCATACCGAGCGGCACTACTGCCCCCTCTATGCAAAAGAAGCAATGGTCAAGGTGTACGACGCATACCATGCCCTGGGCGGCAATGGTATGATGACCAGATTTTATAATGAGATTATCGCGCTCCCGGAGGAGCCGCAACAAAAGGAGGACTAAAAAATGAAAGTAACAGCAGGAACAATCGCAAGAACCGTCGTGTTGGCGGTATCTCTGCTGAATGTATTGCTCAATGCCTTTGGCAAGAACCCCTTGCCGTTCAGTGACGATGAGGTGTACACAGCTGTGTCAACGGTGGTGGCCGTGGTGGCTTCCCTGGTTGCCTGGTGGAAGAACAACAGCTTTACCACGGCTGCACTAAAGGCGGACGAAACCCTGACGCTGGAACGGACGGAGACGACAGAGAGCGAGGCGGTAAACAATGAGTAAGCTGTATTACTGCCGGCAGACCACCGAAAAGTGCAAATCTATCAGATACCCCAGCAAATCCCACCCCTACAAATACGGAAACAGCGGCTGTATCTACACCAGCGGGTGCGGGGTGTGCGCCAGCCTAATGGTACTGCACAACTTTGGCTTTACCGGCTTAGACACAGCGGCTTGGACGCAGAAGTGCCTGCTGATGGGCGCACGGTCCGCAGACGGCACAAACATGAATACGGTGGCTGCATACCTGGAAAAGCATTATTCCATTGTGAGTAAGCGAGCCAAGTCTGTTGCTGATCTGAAAGCCCACCTGAAAGCCGGTGGCAAGGCCATTGTATGCGTCAGCGGTGGCGGCAAGAAGCTGTTCTCAAACGGCGGCCACTATATCTATATTGGTGGAATTGACAAGTCCGGCAACATGATCGTGCTGGATCCGTACTGGTATGATGGCAAGTTTACCATGACTGCCAACCGGCGAAAATACACCAAGGTGAAGAACGCCAGGGAAGTGTATGTACAGCCTGCCGCCCTTGCGTCTGACATCAGCGGTATTTGGCTGTTCACGAACGCAAAGGGAGCCAAAACTGTCTATGCGGCAAGCGATGTGAACTACCGCAGGGCAACACCCAAGGCGCCTACCGTAAAGCCGGGCACATACATCACCACGGCGGTGCGGGGGATCTACAAGGGCGCAGGTGCCGCCACAGGCCGCAAAAAGGTCAAAGACCTGACCACGGACGGCCGGCGACACGCTACCAGTAGCAAGTCAAAAGCAGACGCTATGTTTCGGGCAGGCACCACCATCACCGTGCTGGAGACAAAGCGGCTCAGCACCGGCAACCTATGGGCGCGCTGCCCATCCGGCTGGCTGTGTGTATGGGAAAAAGACGGAAACAAGAAGTTTGTTAAATAAAGGAGATCAAAATGGCAGAAGCAAAGAAACCCGCCACTAAGGCGGCCAAAAAGGACAAGGCATTCCAGATCAAGGTGGTGTTCCAAGGATCCGTCAGGGTCCACAGCCGCCCGATCTTGGGAGACGAGGATGTGCTCCGGCTGGTCAAGACAGGCGAAGTGCTAACGGCAAGGGCTGTTGACAGAAGCACGGCCACGCCGTTCTACGAACTGGTGGACGGTGGCTATATTGCCGCAGATCCGGCACTTGTAGTCAAAGCATAAGACATAAGAAAAGAGACCCGGCAGGGAGTGATCCCACCGGGTCTTTGCTATTAAATTTTGTTTTCGTGTTCCAATTTGTAAGCCATTAAATCAATGACATACTGCGGACAAGGATTATCACCATAAATCCAAGCCTGCATAGTGCGCGGCGGCACGCCAAAGAAACTGCCAAAACTACTCATCGGCATACCGCTGGCGTCAAATAGTTCACTGACGCTATCAAAAGAACCAGGAGACACAGTCAAACGGTTTTGACGGATCGCATAAGCAAGGAGCTGTCCCAAGGTCATTGCTTCCATCCATTCGTCGTCTGCCAGTTGAATGCGCTTTTCCTCGTCCTTATCAAGGGCGTAGTCAAACACAATCTTGACCCCGGCCTTTACCCTGCAAGCAACGCTTACTTTTTTGGCCCGGCGCAGGTGCAGTATATCCTCCCGCACATCCTGGATCAGATCAGTACATTCAAAGGACACCTGCTGCCCCATGTCGTTCAGAATTGCCATGTTATCCTCCTTATGATACAGCGCCATCTGTTGGTGCGTTATTTGTTTGCGGCCTGTTCCAACTTGAATAACAATTCGTCAATGGTAACAAGTTTTTTCACATCGGCGTTGCCGTCCAACTGAATAATGCAGCCCATCTCTCCAGCACGGTAAACACGGATATGATCCGCAGAAGCGCTGAAAGTCAGCTCACGGTCATCATAAATGTTGATCCAATGCTCCAGGTCGAGAACAAGATAGTAATGATCAGGGATGGCAGTGTCGCCGTCTACGACATATGCCATATATTCATCGTCCTGGCCAAAGTCGAGAGCAGATACAGTGCTGCCGCTGCGTACAGTTAAAGAGGCAATGTCGCTTCCGCCGATATATTTCTTTGTAAAATCCTTGTAGTTTTTCATAACTTCTCCTTTATTTGTGCTTGTAATTTTCAATTTGTTGTGATATACTGATCGTAGATGGCGGGTCGCCGCCCGCCATCTACTTTTTTCTTTAGAAGCGCAGAGCTTCTAAAATGCTGATGGCGTCGTCCAGGCTCTTGCATTTTTTCAAGATCTGGACGACAAGTTCGATGAATTGATTAAACTGTCGATCCGTCATTTTAGATACCGTCCTTTCTCAGTATTCGTGAGATCCGCTTTCCGTCTCTCACTGTCTATAGTATATCACATATAATGTGACAAGTCGATAGAAAATTGCAAAAAAAATAAAAAAATTAGCCGGGCAGGTAACTGTCCGGCTTTTTTTGTGATGTGCTTTTGGTGAAAGGTATTGACAAGCACTGCCTCCTTGTAGTATAACGAAAAATAAAGGAGGAATGAAGAATGATTGTGGAAGATACTAAGGATTTGGTTGAAACTGCGGACTATGTGATCATCGAAGCTATTTTAGTGGATGATGGACTGCGTTACAAACAACTTTCTGTTGGCATTAAAGCCAAAAATGGTGACATTATCCGCATAATTCCAATATCAACAATGCTGATGTAA